CGTCCAGCAGGCCACGCAACGCAGTATGACGCAGGAGGGCGCAGGAGGGCGCAGGAGCGCGATTTCACGCCGCGCCTATATCCCTACATAGCCAAAGCCGCCAAACGCGCCCAGACGCGCTCCAGGCGCCCCACGCGTCACACCGCAACATGCAGCGCACACGCCCGAAACCCGCCCCAAGCCCTAGTGTTGCAAAAAACGCCCCGGATTTCCCGATTTTTTCGGGTTTCCGGGGCTTTTTCGCGCGTTCCAGGGCTGCGGATGAAAGTTACACGTCCGCCGAAAAGTTACAAAAGTTACAGATGTTTTTGAAAGTTACACCTCTCGGCGAAAGTTACAGGTGCGGATCAAAGTTACATAGTTGCGGAAAAGTTACAGATGTTTCGGCGCGAAAGTTATAGAAAAGTTGGATAAAAGTTACTCGCCCTCCGCATCAATAGTTACATCCGGCAGCGTGTCCTTGTACTTGTCTGCGATAGTTGCAGGGTCGCCGTCGCCCATCGGGTTCGGGGTAAGGACATACTCCTGCTGATCCTTCATACCGTAGTAGTTCTTTGCCCTGAAAATGTATGCAACGGGGTTTACGGCTCCATCGAGAAGCAGTTTTGCGTCAAAAACTCTCAAAAATTCCTTGGCCTTTTTGATAATCTCGGACGTCTCGGGGCTGAACCCCTTGTTTCTTCCATGCTCCCAATCCCAAACAGTGGCAATCGTATACCCAGTAACCTGAGCCATCTGCTCGACCGTAGGCTTCTCGCCCGTTTCGGCACACTTCTTAAAGTAGGCTGCCAACCGCTCTTTAAGCTCCTCGTCACTCTTAACTCTTGGCAAGTCGTAAGTAGCAAGTGTTTCGTAGAGCAAGCGGGAAACTATCTGGCGCTTCTCGTCACCTTGAACAAGAAATTGGTTGTCACCAATTACAGGTGAATGTTCGTGCGGTCTTTTCTTAACTAGTTCCTTACCAGCATCTACCAAACCATTTCCTTCTACTTCTTTCGGCTTCGGCGGTCTGCCCTTCTTTTTAGTTTCTGCCATTTAAGTTACCTCCCCACTAATTATCAGATTCACGCACTGCAAAGATCGGACCCAGCATCGCGCGCAATGTGTCTCGTGTTAAAGTGAGGGCCAGTTTCTTTCCGAACCCTGCCTTCCTGTAGCTGTCGTAGAAAATCTTCATAGTCTCAGCCGTAGCCCCTGCTGCGTCGATAAGCAGCTTAACCTTTACGTTCACTCATTCACCCCCTCGCGCTCCCCCTATTCAATACGGAGGGAAAACACCCCGTCCGTTCCACCGTCCAGCCCACTCATGTCAGCGCCCAATCCGCCCAACCACCCCCTTGTCTCAAAAACTGCATTTGTACATTTGTACATCGTTTGTACGTGCATGTACAAACCGCAAAGCCTTGTGCCGCAAGGGTTTGAGGGTCCATTTGTACATTTGTACATGATTTGAGCATATCTCCCCATAAGAACGCTCCTATGGAGAAAGTATAGGGGTTTACGTACAAATGTACAAATTTATTAAAAAACCTAGTATTTGCAAGGGTTTAGAGTTTGTACATTTCCTTGTACATCTTTGTACATCGAAGAAAAATGTACAAATTCATGCCTTTTTTTCGTTAAGTAGTAACAGAATAAGCAGTATTCCTTTGTGCATTTTGACTGTCGCACTTTTTGCACATGGTAATTTATGTTAAAATGGCAAATCTTCGTCGTCATCGATTTCGACAAGCTGCCCGCTCGGATTTAGGGCAAGTTTCACATAATAGGCTTGTGCGCCGAAAATGGAGCGGTAGTGGACGAACCTGCCGTTGGAGCTTTTTTCGAGATACCTTCTCTCGTCCCATTTTGATTTAACTGCCTCGAAATCGAAGCCTTCATCGTTCATGATTCGGCAGAGGACGTTTTTGTTGAAGAATACGTAATCGTCGGTCAGCTCACCCCATACTTGGCGTGCGTCTCTTGAAAAGTTGTTTTTGTTCTCCGCGATGGCGTTTCGCACGAACTGGTAGGCGCGCTCCGCGATGTCCACTTCGTCTGCGCTGGCGAGGTAGCGTGTGATTTCGCCGATTTGGATAGGCTGCTCGTCGGTCCAGAACAGGCGGGACGCGATGCGGTCGGCAGCAAGGATAAGTGCCATAGAGCCGGCCTGCTTGTCGGTGGTGTCTGAGCAGTTAAGGATTTCGGAGAAAAGCTGGCTGTACTGGGAGGCAACGTCCTCGGCTTTGAGCTGTTCGATGAACGGTTCGCCTGCGCAGCCGTAGTGCGTCCGCACGAAGTTGGCGACGCGGTTTCCGTTTTCCACGAGCTTGTCCTTGCACTCCACCTCGATGACGCGGTTCTTTGCGCCCCCGCCGGATGCCGCTTTGATGCACGGTTCCTCGCCGGTGAATAGGAAGCTGCACTTCCACGAGCGCATTTCGTTTACTCGATCGTAGGACATGCGCCCGCGGTCGATGCCTTCCGTGATGCACATGATAAGGTTATCGTAGTTCGACCAGCGTGATTTGATGGTCTGTAGTTCGTCACCGGCGAATGGGAGGTTGCGCAGGAACGCCGCGGTGGAGAGCATGGAGTTCGCGGTCATGTTCATCGTGCGGGTCATGCGCCCCATAGTCGGGTCACCCCAAATGGACATTGACACCAACAGGGAAACTGTTTTGGCCACCCCCGTGCCTCCCCACAGGTGGAACACGAACGGGTTTTCTCCGATGAGTTCTATAAGGGGCGAGGCGAAAGATGCCGCCATGCACAGGCGCATTTCGAGCTTTTTGCGGAGCGGGGCCACGAACTCTATCCACTCCTGCAAGGTTCCACGGCGCGTGATTGATTTGTAAAGGTGCTTAAACTGGTCATCTCCGTCAAACACAATCTGGTCGGTATACGGCATAAACTCCCCATCCACCCAACCCATGACGGACTTTGCTTTTTTGTGGGGCAGATAGGGTAAACTGGCGGCCACCACGTCGGCTATGTACTTCACCAGCGCCCCCGCATTGCCTGAGTTGACCTCCAGCCCCTTGTCCGCCAGCTTGATTATCGCGTTGCGGTTGGCCGCTACGGAGCGATCGGTAATGAACGAGTTCCACCGTCCGTGCTTGTAGAAGGATAACTCCAACTTTTCCGTGTGGCTGTCCACGTTTTCCAGGATGGCTGTTGGCAGCACCGGGATAGGGGAGGCCACCTCCGTGTAGCTCGAAACAGGCTTCCCCTTATTGTAGATGACCTGCTCTCTGCGTACGCCCTTATCGTCCACTTCCCAATCTGCAAGGGATATATTGTCCTGAATCTCGTCCAGTTTTTTCTCGATGGCTTCTGTAATGGTTTTCACCACGCTTTCGTTGGTGGTTTACAATGTGGATTCTATTCGTAGGTTAACAAAGTCTCTGTGCTTCAGCGCCTCCGCATACTCTACATTAATCTCATCGCCTGGACTCCTCGGAGCGCGTTCCATGATGATTTTGTCGAGCCTTGCGTACTCGTCCCACAGATACCGATACCGCGCCTTGTAGATAGCATCAGCAATCTCCTTTGCCGCCCACTCCTTCTCAGCCTGCTCGCGCCGTCTCTCCGCCTCTCTGCGCTCTCGTAGCGTGGGAGGACGAGTAGTGGGTAGGGCCAACCCAAAATCCGCGTTGAGTTTCTCTATAGCATCGCGGAAGGCAAGCCCGAAGATGTGCTGCACGAAATGGATAACATCTCCGCCCACGCCGCACACGAAGCAGTGGAACAGCTTGCCCGTGAAGCTGAGGTTGTAGTTCTGCCCGTTGTGGATAGGGCACGGGATTCGGTTGAACCGCGGCGCTGGGTGTGGCGCGTATAGTGCTATTGCGTCGCGCATGGAAACGCGGTCTTTGATGGATTCCGCGATGTATGAATACTGTGAATATTTATTCATTGCCAATGTCGTCAAACACCGCCGGCACTTTCACTCGTGACCGCCTTTTGCGCAAAGGGCAAATCAATCAGATTGGGCTTGTCCGCGTGGTTGATTTGTGTCCACAGTGCGCCTAAGAGGTTCCACAGGACGGCGCGGTCGTGTCGTTCGT